CAAATCACGCTGGCGAAAGCCACCGTGACGACTGACGACTACGGACACCCGTCTGTCGGCACGCCGACGCCGGTGCTGAAGGTCTACGCAAGCGTGCGTCAAATGTCTGCGACGAAGACGATGCTGACGTTCCAGCAGGCCGACATCATCGGCCTTGACATCGAATTCAGAAGCGTCAACGTCGACTACAACTGCATCGTCTGGCAAGGCCACGTCTTGCACTTCAGTCAGCCGGAAAGCATCGACATGCGCGGCTGGCTGACACACATCACGGCCTGGTATCACATCGACTATCCGTCTGTGTAGTATGGCACGCGCTGGCAATCAGGTCTGGGTAGAAGGCGAAGACCGGCTGTTCGCGAACATCGACCGGCTTGTCTTCACTGACATGCAGAAAGCTGCGAAGAAAGGTCTTCAGACTGCCGGCATGCACGTCATCGCATCTGCGCAGCGCAACATGCGCACAGCAGGACACAACGGCGGCACGCTGAACAACACCGGCCGTCTGTCGCAGTCAGGTCGTGTGCAGGACGTTCCAGGCAGCGAAGACGTCGAAATCGGCTTCTTCAGCCAAAGCGCACAGCGCGGCTACGCCGCCGCGGTCGAATACGGCAGCCGCGCACACTGGGCGCCAGTGCAGGACATTCGCGCCTGGGTGCAGAAGAAGCTGCGCGCAGACCGAAAGAAAATCAACAGCATCGCGTTTCTTATCAATCGCGCAATGTCGAAGAAGGGAACGACCGCGCACCCGTTCTTCGCACCGGCAGTTGAAAAGAACAAGAAGAAAATCAGCAGCGCAATCGCAGACGCGATTCGCAGCGTAATTGACAAAGACCGCAACTGATATGTCACAGTTCACAAGCGCACTTGCATCTGTCTTCAAGATGATTCGCACGGCACTGACGCGCGAAGGCGTGAAGATTGGCGGCACGGCAAACATGCCGCGCGTCGAAATTCACAGCGTCGTCGAAGATGCGCCACAGACGAAAGACAACGCACTGCGGTCAATCACATGCACAATCGAATGTGTCAGCGGCGAAAAGGTCGCTGACATTGTCACACTGCTTGAAGGCAACGTCGAAAAGATATTCGCTGACGCCGGTCTGTCGCTTGTCGGCTACGACGTCATCGGCATCGTGCCTGGGCAGATCCGTCTGTTCGATGAACAAGAAGCGCAGGACAGCAGCGCTGTCTTCTATCGTGTTCTGCAAGACGTGACGGTTTGGGTAGAAAAGACTGAAACAGCAGCTGTCGAAACTGCGCCAGCAGAAGCGCCGGCTGCACAAACAGAATAAATCATGGCAAAGACACTTGGCAATCACATCAAAGCTTGGATTCGCGCGACATCTGTCGACGAAATCGAAGTGTTCACTTGGCTTGGCGGCGAACAATCGAACAGCGTCAATCGTACTGCCGAAGCAGTTGAAGTCAGCGACAAGTCGAACGACTGGGCGCAGTTCATCGCTGGCAAGAAAGGTGCGACGATTGAAATCACCGTCTTTGCCGATGCCGAAGACGACGCGCAGCTGGGCGCAATCAAGGCGCTTGTCGCCGGAACGCGCGTAGAATACGCAATCGGCGACGTCGACACTGACGAAGACGAACCAGTTTTCGGCGAATATGGCTTCGCAATCATCACTGCCGTCAGCGACACGAACGACTTCGGATCTGTCGCGTCACGCACTATCAGCTTGACGGCGACCGGCGAAAGCGAATTCACGCCCGAAGAAGATGAAGAATAACAACTAAACACTTTACAATCATGGCAAAAGCACTTGGAAATTCGAAGAAGGCGTACATCAAAGTCAGCACTTCTTACACTTGGCTTGGCGGCGAACAGTCGAACAGTCTGAACCGCACCGCTGAAGCCGTCGAAGTCAGCGACAAGTCAACTGACTGGGCACAGTTCATCGCCGGAAAGAAGGGCGCAACCGTCGAAATCACTGTCTTCGCAGACAGCGCTGATTCCGCACAGTCCGCAGCTATCGCTGCACTTGCGGCTGGCAGCGTAGTCGACTGGTGCATCGGCGCAATCAACGGCAGCACCGTGTCTGCCGGCGACTACGGCCAGGCAATCGTGACCGCTGTCAGCGACACGAACGACTTCGGCGCCGTAGCATCGCGCACTATCAGTCTGACCGTGACCGGCGCAGTGACGCATGTGTCGTAAACCTGACTGACTATGCGTTCACTACGAAGAACGATTCAAATCAGTGACGGCGTGAACGTGAATCTTCTGTTCACGCCGCACTTGTTCACATTCGAAGGTGTGCAGGGCGCATCGTTCGAACGCAACCATGCTGACGACGAAAGCGACGCGCAGCGTTCGGCCGTCGTCTTTGAACTGTACGCAGACATCTTGTTCGCAGCTGCGCTGAACGCCTGGGTGCTGGACGGCTGCGGATCTGTCGAAGACGCACCGTTCAAACGCGGCGACTTTCATGCGTTCATGACAGCAGACCCGGAAAACTTCGGAAAAGCGCTGAATTTCGCACTTGAAGCGCTGACCGGCAAATCTGTTCAGCAGCTTGTCAAAGACGCAGCACAGACAAAAGCAGACGCTAAAGACGCGACGTCTGACGACCAGCCGGCACCAGAACGTAAAAAAAAAGTTCTTTTCGGCTGGATTACGCGCAAATCGAAGCGTTCCTGATAGGCGACTGCGGTCTGTCTGAACTACAAGCGGCGACGTGTTCGACACATGAATTCGAACTGCGTCTGGCCGGCTTCGACAGACAGCGTCGCTTCTGGTGGGAACTGTCGCGCTGGAAGGTCTGGCAGCTGCTGTCACCGCACTACAAGCGCGGGCGTGCGCCACAGTCGCCGCAGGCGTTCTGTCGCTTCCCCTGGGAACGCGCAGAACACAACATGGACGACATGCAGCAAGCGCTTGAACGCAGCAAAGTGTCAGCGAACGAAGCAGCTGCGCTGAACGCACTTTTCAACAACAAAAAGAAGCACTGATACAATGGGCAAGATTGGCGACCTTTGGGTCAAACTGGGACTGAAGAAGCAAGACTTCGACAAGGGAATGAACGACGCGAAGAAGCAGACGTCGTCATTCACTGATTCAATCGGCAAAATTGGCGTCAAAGCGGCGGCAATCTGGGCCGCAGTGGGCGCCGGTCTTGTCACGCTTGCAGACAAATTCGCGCATCATTCGCAGCGCTTCGGCGACTTGTGGGACAACACGATGTCGCGCATGAAGGCCGCCTGGAACACGTTTCTGACGGCACTGACGAACTGGGACTGGAACGGCTTCGGCAAGCGCATCGGCGACGCCATGTCTGCCGCTGGCCGCAGTCAGGCAGCACACGACGCTGATTTCGAAGTTCAGAACAGCATCAACATTCGCAAGTCGCAGATGCAAGACGAACTTGCGCAGCTTGAAATCTTGATGCGCAACACGAAGCTGTCGTATGACAAGCGCGCAGAATATGCGAAGCAGTATCTTGCGAAAGTCAAGCCGCTGTACGACGCAGAAATCGCGCAGCGCGAACGTGTCCGTGTCGCGGATCTGAACGAATATCTGTCGAAAGCAGGTCTTCAGCAGAACACACGCAACCGCGAAACGCTTGAAAAGTTCTTCACTGACGTCGCACCGAACGAAGCGCTGCTGAATGCGCTGGATCAGTATTCGAAGCGCAACCAGGGCAAGAAGAACAGTCTGTCGTCAGAAGACATGCGTCTTGTCGACAACTTCTTGAAGCAGTTCGGCGACGATTACAGCACCGGCGCGGCGCTTGCCGTGCTGGCTGAATTCTACCAGGGCAGCAGCGACGACGAAGCGAAGAAAGCCGTCGACGCTATCATCGCAGCAAACGCTGCACGCGCTGCGTTCAATGAAGAAACGCGACGCATTCAGACACTGCAAGCGAACGCGGCCAGCATCGACACGTCGGGAATCGACACGTCGAAGATGAAGCCGAAAGACACGAAGCAGCTTGACCCGACAGAACAGCTGAAGAAGAACTTGCAAGAAGCCGGCGGCAACGTCGACTTGCTGAAGCGCAAGCTTGTCGACGGCGCGGATCTGGTCGCGGCCGGCTGGTCTGAAGCCGGCAACAAGATTCAGACAATCTATTCGCAGCTGCTGAACGTCAAAGACGCCAGCGGCAACGATGTCAAGGTGCTTGTGTCGCCGATTCTGCCTGACGGAAGCATTCTGTCGCCAGACATGCTGGCCGAATACGTCAGTCTGAATCTGTCCGGCGCAGAAAACATGCTTTCCGCTGACAAGCTGGGCATCGTTCTGCAAGCC